GTGATCCCAAGCAGGGCGGGGAGGTCTGCCTCCCTCTGCACGATGCCCTTTTCGACCATAGCCAGCGCCCACGCCCTGAAGTCGTCTGCGCTCATGGTTGTCTTGGGAGACTTGCTCATTCGTCCTGCGCCTTCGCCTTGTCGCCGTATCGGGACTGGATTTTCCGCATCAGAGCGTCGATCTCCTTTGCCGTGGCCAGCTGCATCCCGTCCATGTCAGAGACGCTGCAGGGGATATTCAGCTGCCACAGCTTGCGCGAGAGGCGGAGCGCGGGGATCGGCCTCATGACAAGAGAGCAGGGAGCCATGCCGGGTTCTGTGTACTCAACGACGCGTATGTTAGATGTCATGTTTTTCTTTTCTAGAAGTTTCGAGGTTTAGCCTAGAGACTAACGAGTAAGTAGGCGAGCAAAACCGTACCCAGAGCGGCGAGGAAAGCCCAAATTGCGTTGCGTTCAGCCATCATTTTAGCGCCCCGTGATCTTCTTCAACTCGGCCCGCAGGGTCTGGACCTGCGTAAGGATAGTGCTGGCACGCGTGTTAAGGGTGGCTGCTTCGGTCACCATGTCGTTAACTTTTTTGTTGAATTCCGCTGTGTCCGTGGCAATTTTGTTGACCATAATTACGGCGCCGTCGATCTCATCGAGCAGGACCAGCACCTGCGGGTTGAGTGCGGCGTGCGCCGGTCCAAAATTCTCATCGCGGATGGTCTCGACCCACTTTCGGGGGCAACTGAGATCCTTGGCCACGCGTTCGTCGTTCCAGTCCTTGATGTAGCCGGTGGTCTCATCGAGGTACACTTCCTCGATCTTGGCAAAGACGATGCGCCGATCCTCGCGGGTCATTTCGCGGGGCGGCAGTTCGCTGATGCCGTTGAGCTTCGGCTTGATCTCGACAACCTTGGTGTCATGAGGCACGGACGTCTCCTTCATTGCGGTCTTGCGGGCGGTTGCGGTACAGGCCGGGCACAGATCCTTGCGGGGCGTGCTGCCGACGGTCCAGCCCTTGTTGCGGAGGAACTTGGTGATGGCTTCAGGCGGCAGGTTCTTGCCATGCCTAGAGGCTCTCCCGGCCTGCTCCACGGCACTACACGCAGAGCAGGCGATGTGCGGGGCGCCGTCCTTGTTTATCTCAAAGAACCGGTCAGCCAAAATGCACCCAATTAGACCCGACCTTGACGCTGACAGAGGGCATCTCGACCCCCGCCATGCGGATCGTGTCTAGCAGGCTGACCAGCACAACGTTGAGCAACTCAGCCTCCTCGACGGTGACCGCGCGGTTGGGGGCGGATGGCCACGCGCTCACAAGCAGGTCGACTACATCCGTGGCGCTCTTCTGCTGCTGGCCGGTGGGCATGTCGTTCATCTTAATGGATCCTTGATGGGTCTGACGACGATCTCGAGCCCCAGCACGTTGAGGCAGGCCTCGAGGTCGTCGATGCGTGGCACGGCCTTGGTGCGCCACGAGCGGAAAGTATTCTTGTTGATGCCGGAGCGCTCCGACATGGTCTGCTGCGAGCACTGCTGCTCGTTCATTTCGTCGAACATCTGGCGCACCAGAGGGTGGGCTCGATCAGCTGGTGCGTGGGGGCGGAAGCGGTCGAGGGCTGTCATCGGTCAACGCTTTCGCATGCGGTCGGGGAATTCGAAGTCGAGGGCCTCGGCTAAGCGGCGGACTTGGTGCAGAGGCACGCGCTTGCCCTTGTCTATTGAGGGGTGGCGCAGATCCTCGATGGTGCTCGCCGGAACCCCCGATATGCTGGCCAGCAACCGCGACGAAACGTTGAGCCTCTCCTGCTCGTCGAAGATCTGCTTCAGCAGCGGATCGTAAGCGGTGTTGGGCTGGAGGGGCTTGCCTTCTCGACGACCGGTCATGGCTGGCCCTTTCGGTCAACGGCGGCGGTGAGGGCGATGTCGAGTTCGTTGGAGACGCCTTCGATCACTGACGCGGCAAGCCTCGCCTCCTCCAGTTCACGCTCAAGGGTGGAGATGCGGTCGGCGGCTTCGTTGAGAAAACCGGGGTGAACCTCAGCGAAGTTGCCGCACTCTGAACGGTGGTGTGGCCCCTGCAGTCTATGCACTAGGCTATCGGTACTGGATTGGGTCATGGGGTGGGTTCCAAGGCGGCAAGGATGCGGGCGGAATAGTCGGCTTGCGCGGCGGCCTTGGCCTCGTCCTCCGAATTGGCCCACGCTGAAATTGTCTCGCCGGAGATGAACCAAAAGTGCGAACCCTTACACCTCTCGCCGGAGGCAGTGGAAGCGATGTACCGTCCGATTGACGTTTTGGCGCTCCACGTCCAATCCCCCGAAGTATTGGTTTGCCGTTCGCCCCACTCCAGCGCCCTCACCCCATAGGCTTCAGGCTGAGGGGAGGTGCGGGCGCATAGAACGCGGATGAGAACTGACGCTTGGTACATCGCCTCAGCGGCCTCATCTATGTCGAACAACTCCGTCTCGTTGTCCTCATGCAAGCCAGTGCTGACAACGCCTCGCTCTAGTTCATCCAGCAGCGTTTCAATCGCCACCGGCACAGCCTCCCCCGCTTTGATGGGAGGGGAGAGGGCCAGCGCGAACGCCTGACGGCAATAGGCTTCGAGGGCGCCTTTGACGCGATCTTCCTCGGTCATGTCAGGGCGCTTCAATGATGCGCGCCACTGTTCCATGCCTCGGTCGAAGCACCGCCGCTCGTCATCCGTCTGCGGCCCAAGCGGCGAGCGCAGCTTCACCCCATCAGTTACCATCAATTCCCCTGCCCCCGCTCGGTCAACTGCGGCGCCGGGCGAGTGGGCGTCGTATTGAGCGCCGTTTCGACGCGGATGACGATTGCCATCAGGTCTTGGCGGCGGTCTAGGCGGGCGTCGATCTCGGTCTGGAGGCGTGAGATCTCGGCGTCGACATCCTCGATCTCGCGCATGGCGGCGGACCGCTTGGAGTAGAGGAACGCGTCGAACTCAGAACTCTCGAGGATGTAGGGTCGGACGCTCAAGGGCATGGGAGTGGTTTGCACGTCGGTCGAGTGTTCGACGAACTCGGTGACGCCGGTAGTCGTCTTGCTGATCGTGGTGGTCGGCTTCTTGGCGTTCATGTCTTTTTTCCTTTTCGGTTGATGGTTTTAGTCTTCGGGTCTTTTTCTGGGGTCGGCCAATGCAGCGGACAGTCGGCGGACAACACAAAAATATCGGCTTGCCCCATGTAGCCGCGCCCGCGCCCGTTATCGATGACTGGACACCTGCAGCCGCGCTCGACGGCCTCATCGCTGCCGGGGTTGGGGTGGGTCATGTTTCCTCCTCAATCGGAACCGCGACGATCCTGAGCCCGACGGTCTCAGCCATGTCGATTACCATCCGCAGTGATGGGTTTAGGCCGCTGCCATTCCCTCGGTTTGTCCGTGGTCGGCGCATGTTGGTCACCGTGTCCGCGCTGTAGCCCGACCGCTTGGAAACGTCCTCCACGGACATTCCCAGCCGATCTGCCTCAGCAAAAATAGTTTGCACAGCCTCGAACGGACTTGAGCAGGGCTTGCGGTATAGCGGGGGTGTGGTCATGATTCACCATCGACCTGAAGCGCGCGGGTCACAATAAACCGCAGCCGTTCTTTCGTTATGTTGTAGCCGTCCTTAATCCGCAGCAGTGCGTCTCTGTACCGCTTCGCGTCTTCCTCATGGCGCAGGGCATCCCTGTATTTCTCGTGCCACATGGATGCTTGCGCCTCCCAATATTTGGCGCTGTCGTCGTTGCTTGCCATTTTATGCCACTCCGATAGCCAGCAAGACCGCGCCAACGCATGCCATGCCGATAAGGTAAATGGACAAGTCGGTAAGGTCGCCGCGTCTGAAGAAGGGGTTCATCGCCGCCCCGCCTTGAGGTTCGCGGTTAGCGCTGCATCGCGCTCGTCAAGCGCCGCCCTAGCAATCGCTGCCGCTGAATAGGTTGCTCCATCCGCGATCTCTTCCAGAGCTTCCCGGAAGCGGTCTGCATCTTCCATGCTGTTGCTGGCGCCAAGAGCGCGGACCGTGCCGAACGGGGACTCGAAGTCGAACGGGTTGCCGGGGATGTTTTTCGGGTGCCCGCTAAAAACGACCGTGTATTCTACATTGCTCATATCGTCCTCCCCTCTACAGCCGCTGCTGCGGCCTCGGCTCTAGCAATGGCGGCATCGACTGCCTCGGCGGCTTCCCATACGCGGCTAACGACCTTCCGGCTTTCGGCAAGCGCTTCTCGCACTTCGTCAAACTCATGATGCGACGGCGATGACTCAGCCATCATCGCCAAGAATACCGATTGCGCGTCAGTGAACTCGACGCCCTCGTAGCCGAGGTCCAGCAGTTTTTGCTTTCCTGCTAGAGCCATTCGAGGGGTGAGGGCGCGGCTCATGTCAGCGCGCTTCATCATCTCATCCGTGACCCTCACCGCCTCCCGTAGCTTCAGCAGCTCGGAAGCAAGGGCCGCGACAGTGGGCGGATCGGCGGCCTCAATGAAGGAGGCGTCGGCGCGGCACTGCTGTGCCGAGGTATCTAGCCCTTCAGTATTGGCGAGGTACACGCAACCACCTCCTGCCATGCTGTAAACGATGTTCGGTTCGTCTGTGTCCCAAGGCCCCGGCGTAGCCTTCCCCGCCAGCCTCACAAGCTCCCTGAGCATATCGTCTGTAAGATCAACCACGGCGTCGTCTGCAACCTTCGCGCACCGTTCCCGCTCGCTGACGAGCGCAGCGCAGATCGCCCCGGCCAATATGCTCGGGTCGAAGCTGTAGTTCTCCGCGATGTTTTCAGCCGTAGCGCGGATGTCCGCCGGCGAACTCGCGTATGGTCCCTTCACGTCCTCTGCAATATCCATGGTTAGTCTCCTCTGGTTAGGACGGGTCCACAAGGGTGCCTTGCGCGCGCGAGATGGCGAAGAACTTCTCGATCTTGGCCATAAGCCGGGGGAGATTGGATGCGCGGACAGCGGCGAAGATGGCGGGGTCGATGCGGGTGATGGCGGTCACAGCGAAAGCTCCAAACGACTGTAGTAGCCGACGTGCAATTCGGTGTAAGTGACAGCCAGCAGTAGGCCAGCCCGGATAAGCGCCGCGATAAACATGCCATGTGGGTCAGGGTATCCGGGGTAACCGTCTGGCTTCGTTCCGGTCGTCCGCCACCGCGCGACAGCATCATCGTAAGCGGCCTCCGAGGCCCCTTGCTCGCTGGTCACCTGTTCCGCAATTTCACGGAGGCGGGTTCTGGTCAGCGGCTCTAGGGCCACAAAGCAGCCCCCCATAGTGCCGTAGTCGCTATACTCCCCACTGGAGAACATCAGCAGGCCGCCAGCGTGGACGTAAATGTCATTGTCTTTCGCGCTCATATCGCACCTATCGCTATAGCCAGCAGGACCGCGCCAACGCAGGCCATGCCGATGAGGTAGATGGCGAGGTCGCTCAGGTCGCCGTTGCGGACGAAGGGGTTCATGGCGTTTTTCCCTCTTTAGATGTTTCTGGTTGCCGCTTGGGCTTTGCGGCCAGCAGCGGCGGCATATTCGCCAGCGTGGCGTCGAGGCGGTCCAGACCGGCCAGAGCCTCGCGCTTGAGCTGTTTGATTGGTGTTGCGGTCATGGCCGGTCCTCATCGTCGCGGTGCATCGCCCCATCGTATTCGGTCAGGTGCCACCAAAACTGCTCCAGTTCATCGTTGGTCAGTTCGACAGTGACGCCATCAGCGGTCGCGTGCACATCACTGATAATTGCAGGCTCGGCTGGGTAGCAGTCCTCTGGCGGGCCGTCGGTCTTGGCTGGCATAAACGGGATGATCCGGTATGCGACAGACAGGTCAATCTCGGTGCCGTCGCGCTCAATTGTCCAGTTGATGAAGTTGGTCTTGAGGGTCATGGCTCAGTACCTCGACCGGTTGTAGCCATACGGGTCTTCGTACTCGCACCGCTCAATGATGATTGCATCCATCGCCGCGCGGGCGTCTAGCCGATACTCAATCTGGGCTGGGTCGCACGCCATGTGCAGCGCGCAGGTGGCGCGGTGGGCGTCGGTCATCCAGCCGTAGTCCAATGTGGGCTTGTACGGCTTGCCGTCTAGGTCGGTGGGGGTTGTCATGGTGGTCACTCCCCCCATCCGCGAGAGTTGTTTGCGCGGTCCAGCCAGTACTGAGACTTGGCGTAAAGCTTTTCGGCCTTCTCGTGCTTGCCCAGCTCGGCGGCTGCATTGCCTTCAGCCAGCCAGTGGCTCGCACGCTCCTCAGCGCGAAGATTGATCTTGAAGTCGTTGCGCTTGGGTTTGGGGGTGTTGCCGTGGATGATGTAACCGGCAGTTGCGATGTTCATAGTTGGTCTCCAGAGGTTGGGCGGAACCGTTCCGCCGATGAAGAGACCCTATAGGATCGCTTCCATGATGTAAAGTCATTTTACACGAGATGCGTATTCGATAAGCGCCTTTCCCTCTTCGATCCAGAGTTCGAGGCTCGCGTCGTTCAAGTTCATGACATAGATCGAGCTGCTCGCGTGTACGTTCAGGTCGAGGTCGTCATAAATGAAATACCAGTAGCCCTTGCCCTTATAGAGGTTAAGGATCGGGCACCCGATGGCCTTTAGGATCTTGTGCGTAGTGATCACTTGCGGCCCACCTGTGCGCGCCCTTCGGCTAGGATGCGCCGCACCTCGGCGGTGACCTCAGCGTCCGTGGGGGGCCGACCAAGCTTCGCGGCGAGGCGGTTCCATACGGTGTCGGGGTTGGAATTGTGCCATGTCGTGGTGATGTGCATGGGGGATCTCCTGCGGGTTAGCGGTTGATGACGGGCGCGGCGTCGATTGTCGCCAGCACCTTGTCGATGCCGATAGAGTACACAGCGTCGGCAATCGCTGCCTCGGCAAGCTCGCGCGGAGAGGGTCGGCGGGCATAGGTGCCGTGCTGAACAAGGAACGACACAGCGTAGTGGTTCAGGCTGCGCGTAAAAGCGAAACCAGAGGCGTAGTGCGTCAGCGATCCCAGCGAGCCGTCCTCTTTGCGCTCGATCAAAAAACGGACCTTGCGGTCACCGATGGGCAGGATCGCAACGGTGCCGGTCATCTCGCGAGTTTCGCCCTTGCAGGGGATGGCGATGGTCTTCAGCTTGGACATGGTAGTTCTCCCTAGTGGTAGGTGGTTGTAGGTGAGCGATAGGTGTCAGGCCGACCGGCTTGACGTGGTGTCTCGCACGTCGCGGATCCTGAACTCTCGGCCCTTGGCTGCCTTCTCTGCGGCTTCGTACGTGCGGTGCTTGCTGACAACGAGGTAGATGTCCCAGCCGTGCCGCTCAGTCAGCGCCCAAAAGTAGCCAGAGGCTTCAAGGGCTGCGCGGTCGGCTTCGATGCGGATGTTAAAGGTCTTGGTCATGGTAGGTTCTCCTGTGGTTGAGTGGAGTGGGGCGGCTTATGCCACCGCCCCATCGATGTATGCGTTGATCTCAGCAGCGAGTTTGGCGCGAATTTTTGAAATTTTGTGATGGTGAACGCGAGTGTTCAAGTGCGCCCACCCTGTGTTGGTGCGGTGGACGGAGTACATGAACCCTACGCGGCCGTTCAATACGTACCCGTAAACCTTGTACTGCTCGCCAGCGATTGTGCATTCGATGTTGAGGTAATGCTTGTTGGTCATTTGCGTTCTCCCTGCTTCGATGCACCCGTTGTATGTTAAATTATTTTACAGGTCAATGCCTCGGTCTAATTATTTTACACCCTCTGCGATCTGGTCATCGATATCGGCCTTGGCGTCGATCAGGCTGTAGGACCACCCCCGGCGCTGGTCGTGTTCAGCCTCAGCGTCGTCATGCTGCCAGAACCAAACCCTATCGGTAGAAGGAAAATACCCCTCTCGGATCACGTATCCCTTGTAGGCCACGACGTTGTTTTTCTTCTTGAACCCAAACATGTTTATCCCTTTCCAAAAGGCGAGGGCCGCTTACGCGGCCCACTCCGGACGTTCGAACTCGATTTCGGCGGCTGCTCGGGAGGCCCCGGTCTTAGCCGCAAGCTCGCCGACCAGATCGCCATCGACGTAGCACTCAATTCCCTCAATGCGCTTGTGCTCGCAGTAGATAATGCACTTGCCAAAAGACCAATCGAGGGGGAGCGGCGCACGCACCCAGACGCGGTCGATGTAGTTCCAGACGTTGATGGAATAATTTGCCATGGTGTATCTCCAGACGTTAAGGGGGCCACAGCGGCACCGCCATGACCCCCTTATAGAGCGACCCGTCATCCGTGTCAAATTATTTTACATCACCCGGTACACTACGGACGGCTTCCCGCCCTGAGCGGGGATTTTCTTGGTTTCCTCGATCACGCCGCTGTCGATGGCGCTCTTTAGAAGCTCTTCCAGATCCCGAGCTTTCACCGCACCGCGCAATTTCTGCAGCAGTATCCGGCGGTGCAGGCTCTTGTTTGGCGCCGTCTCGATCATCCGGATGACCCGGTTATACGTTTTTTGGTTCTCGTTTTCGGCCATGTATCCAGCGGCGGCGTTTTCCATATTCCGTGCCGACCACATGGCTAATTCGCGCCCCCACTGCATGTCCTCCTTGTGGACCTCAAGCCGACCGCACCCCATCGCGCAGATGGTCGCCAGACGCACCGCCATCTCACCGGTACGGGCGTAGAAGGGGTCTCGGCTGTTATCCTCACGGATCTTCTTGACCTCTGCTGATAGGTCGTTCCAAGCCCCCCTCCCCCCGTTCCAGACCAGTTTTTTGGCTGATCGAGGCGCCCCGATAGGCGACGTCAAATCAGACGGGCTCAGCTGCATGGCCATGTTCCTGAGCGTTGCCAGCTTCAAAGCCAGATCATCGGGAACGTCTCTCCCGTGCTGTGGGTCTTGATCGTCCGCTGTTTTGCTCGTCGAAAAAATGAGAAAGCGGTTCAGGAAGCCGTTGCGGATGTCTCCGCCTTCCAGCCCCTCATAAAATTCCTCGATGGTGCTCACCCCATATAGGCTGAGCGCTGGGTTCTGAACCTCCGTGCTGGCCCGCTGAGCCCACTCCGGAGTGAGGTAGCTCTCAAAGCTGATGCCCCAGATGGTGCGGAGGATCTTGCTGATCGATGCCTCATAGCCCGAAGCATTCTTGTTGCTCAGGCGCTTGAGCCACGCCCCGATTTCGTCCATCGCGCAGATCGACAGCGGCTGACGCTGGAGAAAATTGACCACGGACGGCATGCTGATGAATTCGGACGGACCAAGCAAGTGCTTCAGATTTGCCGCGCCCATCAGCCTCTTGATGCACTGCAGCGGGTAGTCCTTGCCCGCCCCCGACGGAGCCAGCCCGATGATGTAGGTGTGGGTCGCGCTATCAGTCGGACCGACCACGCCATTGCCCACGAGCGTACCCACCACGCCGATAGCCGGGCCAAGTGCCAGCGCACGAGAGGGGCGACGTGAGCCGCCAACGATCCAGTCCATGATCTCGCCCAGCAGCCCGCTTGGGTGGAGCAGGTGGGCAGGGATCTCGTCGAACGAATTCAGATCTAGAGCGATGGGGGCCGCGCTCACAGCCTCCTCGAGCACCTCGCCGGTTACGGGGTCGAATGCGACCTCCTCGGAACTCACCGGAATTTCCGGATAGGCTGACTGCTCGAACTGCAGGGCGGGCACGTCAAACCTCTCAACCCCCATGCCAAGCCGCGAAGTCAAAAATTTCACGGCGTCATCGAGCGGCAGATCGAGGGCCTTCATGGTCAGATCGATGGCCGTGTAGCTGTCGCCGGTCCCAAAATCTCGAGCGCCCTGCCCCGGCATGATCGAGAGGTTGGCGCTTCTCTCCGACAATGACCGACCCGTGCTCGATGCCCGCCAATGCGCCACAGCCTTGTAGCTGCCGGTCGACGTGCGCGAGCACGTGTGCAGGTTCAGATCCGGCACCCAGCGATCAAGATTGGCGTAAGCCGTGTTGTTGAGCACACGCCAGAATTTCTGCTCGTCGTCGGGAAGCTGGATCAGCTGCGCCTGATGAGGGGGAGAAGATACCGGCTTTTTGGTCAGCACCTCGACCTGCTCGATGAAGCGCTCGATGTCGTCATCAGTGAGAACCGGCAAACTGTGTGCGGGGGTGGTGAGCAGGGTGCTCGGACCCATCCACGTGTATGGCTGGCCAGTGTCGGGGTGGACGCTGGGCGGGATCACTGTCTGTCGAGTGTCTGTCAGAAGCTCGACAATGGCCGTGCGGAAACCCTTGGTGCGAAGCGGCACAAGGTAGAAGGCAGTGTAGCCGCGACGGCCCTTCTTCTTGACGGGCGAGGCTGGTAGGGCGCTCTCAAGGTCCGCTAGGACGTCAGGGTCATCGGTATCGTAATCCACCGCTGCCACCATGTGCGTGGCCGTGGCCTTGGTGCCGGTGAGAATGCCAATGTTGCAGTCCGGCCAAGCTGCCCACATTTTGGCGACGAATGGCTTCGCCGGATCGTTGCGAAACTGTTCCCACTTTTTCATGGGATACCAATGCCCCGCCCGGTACTCGGACGGAGCCTTGCTGTTTGGTGCGACTGGCAGAACTGAGTAGCCGTTAGCTGCCAGCTGCTGCCAAGCTGCGTCGAAAGGCGAGCGAGGCTCTGTCGCTGCTAACATGACGATCTCTCCAGAGCGCATAATCAAAAAGGAACGTCATCGGGCTTTTCGACCGTCAGGTTGAGACGCATTTTGTTGCTGTAGCTGATCAGCGTGTTAACCAATGCGTTCTTGAAGTCGCCGCCTTCGTAAATCTTCTCTACCATGGGCGCGAAACGCTCCGCCGTAATGGCGTCGAGATCCCTGATGTCGTTTTCCCACAGCGTAGCCATGACCGCAGCCACAATGTCCTGCATGTGCTCGCGAATTGCTTCGTCGAGGGCCTTAGCTTCATTCTCTTCCAGACGGATCGGGCTCATATTGTGGGCCACCTTCATTGCTAGTTTGATTGAGCAAAGCCCACACATCCACATGGGCTGCAGTTTTTTTGAGCGGCCAGAAATGCATAGCGTGATCGCCTCTCGAGCGCACACGCCGCAGATCGTGGGGTCTTTCGACCGGCGCCCGACTAGAGCGCCCGCCATTTCTTTGCTTTCCGAATTTTAACCGGAGCCGTCGGGAGGTAGCACATTGCGTGGTGATCTGGGCAGTAGGACGAGCCGTCCTGCTTTTCATCGTTGCAAAACACGTGCAGGTTTTTCGCGTTTACACCAACGGAATAGAGGCACCCGCTCACGTCTTCCAGCAGACCCGGCCCGGTCTTTTTCTCTTTCATCTGAAAGGCAATGACGTTTCCCTTGATGGGCACTGTCGGAGCGACCTTTACCGGGGCCGTCTGCCTCGCCACCGGAGCAGTGGCGGCGACCTGATCCTGCACCTCGGGACGACGGGGGCGGCTCGTACGATCCTTGGCCTCCTGTGGCCGACTACTCCCACGGGCGAGCATGACGCCAGCGTGGACCAGCCGGTGAATTTTGCCAATAATGGCATTTCGGGTAATTTTCAGCCCAAACATTCTACTCATCTCCTGAGCTACGACCGTGGCGCTTTTGCCCTCGTGCCACAGCTTTTTTAGTTCATCGACCTGCTCTGGCCGCCACTCTGTCTGCCACCTGTCACGCGTCATGACCCGGATCCTCGTAAATGTCCGGCCTAAGTTGCCAGCGAGGGATTCCAGTAATTTCGGATATCGCAACCGCGCGCCAAAAAGGCACCACGCCACGTTTCTGCCAGTGAGAGATGGTGCTGGGGCTCAGACCCAGCAGGGCGGCAAGCATGGAGCGCCTACCGCGCTCAACCTGAAACCATTTGTAAAGTTCGTTCATGATCTCCTCATGTAAAAAAAGTGCCCTCCCATCATGGCTCGGAGCCTAGCCCGACGTCCACCTTCTTTTTTACATTTTCTGAAAAAATAATGTTGACGGGTTCTGAATGGCCCCCTAAACCGATGTGGTCAGCCCGAGATGCGGGCACAACTTACTTACCCAACGAACCAACGAACGAGCTTCTGAAATGCACAATTTGCCTGACACTGTCCCCAGCTACGCTTTCGACGCGTACCTTGGATACGGCGAGCGTACCCAGAGCGAAGACATCGACAATTGGGCGACTGCCGCTCTGCCAGAGTTTGCGGACCTGATCGAACGGTCCTTTCGCAACAAATTCCCACACATCGTCACGCATGCAAAATTTGGTCGCGCCGCGCTCATTGCTCACCTGTGCGATGCGCTGACCGATGCCGTCTATGACATCCAAAAAGATCTGGAGAACGAGTAATGGCAATCTCATTGGAGAGCCTCAAAAGGTCCAGCAATACGCTGGAACCCATGCTGCTGGTCTATGGCACTGCGGGCATGGGTAAGACCTCTCTGGCGCTGGAGGCACCGGACCCGGTCTACATTCAGATCGCGCCTGAGCGCCCCCCGGTAGGCATTGAAACCACAGGTTTTGGTGAAATCACGTCGTGGGATCAGTTGCTGCAGGCGCTGGAGGCCCTGAACAGCGACAAGAACCAGTTTAAGACGCTGGTTCTAGACAGCCTCGACGCCCTCGAGCCGATGATCTGGCGCGACGTTTGCGTGGCCAATCAGTGGGCCAGCATCGAGACGCCGGGGTACGGCAAGGGCTACATCATTGCCGATGCACACTGGCAGCAGCTGATCGAGATCTGTGACTTCTTGCGTCGTGAGCGGCGGATGACGATCATCTGGCTTGCTCTCGCGCTTGCCAGTAACCACGAGGAACCCGGCTCTCAGCCCTACAAGCGGTATGACCTGAAGCTGCACAAGCGGGCTGAGGGTTTGACGACACAGGCCGCTGACGGCGTGTTTTTCATCAACACCAAGGTGGTGATCAAAGAGGCCGAAAGCGGGTTTGGCAAGAAAGCCATTCACGCCGAAGGTGGTGGCACCCGCTGGCTGTTTGCCGATGGCCGCCCGGCTTTTGTTGCGAAACACCGGTTTCTCAAGATGCCGGATGCCTTCATGTTGCCCAAGGGCAAGGCGTGGGCTGAGATTTCCAAGTACCTCCACACCAACGAAGCAAACTCCTAAAAGGAAAATAAAATGGCACGTCTTTATGATCTCTACGAAGCTGGCTTCGACCCCAATTCCGTTGAAGCCCAAGTCTCTCGTGATCCGCTCCCCGAGGGTGAGTACCCTATGGAAGTTGAAAGCACTGAACTGGTTGTCAACCGCAACAACACCGGAACCCGCCTCGACGTGACCTTCAACATTCTCGATGGGAGCGAGCACGCGGGCCGCAAGCTGTTCATGACCTATAACGTTCAGCACGAGAACGAGCAGGCCCGCCAGATTGGCATGTCCCAGCTTCGCGCCCTGATCGACGCCACCGGGCTCAATTCCGATGCCGTCTACGAAGACAGCGACGCTCTGCTTCGCATGCCGTTCACTGGCAATGTCGTGCTCCGTCAGGACACCGTGAAGAACGCCTTCGGGCAGCGCGAGGTGAAAATCAACCCGGAGACGGGCCTGCCCTATCCCCCGCGCAACAGCATCGCGAGCTACAGGCCGTACGAGAATAGCGTTGTGCCCCCGGTGCGCGTTCAGCCGCCGTCTACTGCACAGGCCCGTCCGACCTCCCCTGTTGCCGCCGCTGGTCGCCCTGCTACGCCGCAGGCTGGCAACCCCTTCGCTCGCCGTTAACAAACAGGCGGGGGCTACGGCCCCTGTCTCCATCAATAGGAGATAAATATGAGCATGTCGCAGCGCGACACTTGGAACATGTATTTTGCCCATATCTTGCAGGGCATGCTGGCAGACCCAACCAACTCCAGAAACAGCGAAGCCCAAGCTCAGATGAAAATCGGGCAAGCGTGGGGTCCGGCGTTGGGTGAAGGCAATGTTGATCTGGTGCATGACGCTTTGGAATTGATGGACGCAGTTTGGGAGGTTGTCGTCGATAAAATGCCTTTTTCCGATGAGGGCAATTCTGATGAGTGAGAAAAAGCCCGACATCACCGAGAAGCTTGAGGACATCATCCGCGACTGGGACTGGCTGCATGAGGTGGATGGGCCGACCGTACGAGAGGTCTGTCTCGAGGCCCTGCACGTCATCCTGCGCCGGGACAACCAGCTTCGCATCATCAAGAAGAAGTACGAAAAATGAGCTTTGAAAACATATCGGACCCAGATCTGGCCGACCTAATTGGGCAGATGAATTTCAAGCTTAAGGCTGATGAGGCGGAGCTTGACCGGCACAAGGACGAGTTCAAGCGGCGCGGTCTGTCGATTACCCGTGGCTACAATTGGATCGTCAGCGCGTCCACCAGCGAAAGCAGGCGCCTCGACACCAAGAAAGTGAAGGAGGTTCTTGGCGATGCCTTGGACGATAGCTTCTTCATCGTCTCCTCCTCTACTCGCGTATCCACGAAGCCCGTCCCCGTAGAGTTTGATTGATGGCATCCATCACCCGTACCGCCGCCCAGACCATGGTCGACCTGATCTACGATGACTACGCCAAGGCCAATAATGAGCCGCCTCGGGGGTACCTCGGCATGTCCGGGTTTGCCACCGATTGCGACCGGGCGCTGTGGTACGGGTTCCGGTGGGCCGTCGATAAAGAGAAATTCTCGGGGCGGTTGCTGCGCCTGTTCCAGACCGGGCACCGCGAGGAAGCCCGCATGATCGAGGATCTCAAGCGCATTGGGATCGAGATTGAGGAGCTGGATCCGGCGACCGGCGAACAGTGGGCCCTGCGCGATAGCACGGGGCACATGCGGGGGCACATGGACGGTGTCGCTGTAGATATCCCCGGCGTCGGCAGGGCCGTACTGGAGTTCAAGACGCACAACGAAACCAGTTTCAAATCGCTGGTAACCGGCGGCGTGAAGGCATCCAAACCGGGGCACCTGCGGCAGCTGATGCTCTACATGCACTTCTCGGGCATCCATAAAGGCTTCTACCTCGCCCACAGCAAGAACAGTGACGAGCTTTACGGGGAGATCATCGACTACGACCCGGCGATGGGGCAGGCGCTCGAGCGTCGTGGACAGCGCGTCGTTCAGGCTCAGAACCCCCCGGCGCGGCTGTTCGAGGATCCGACCAGCAAGGCGGCTTACGTCTGCAAGATGTGCAACGCTTTCTCGGTCTGCCACAAAGGCCAGTTTGCCAAGCGCAATTGTCGAACCTGTCTGCATTCGACCCCCATCGCTGAAGGGGAGTTTCATTGCGCCAAGTTTGACGAAAAACCCAGCCGGGAGTTTCAGGCAGAGGGCTGCGTTGCCCACCGGTACATCCCGAGCCTCATCCCCGGCAAACTGAAATCTGCGACCAACGAATTCAAGATTACCTACGAGCTAACAAGCGGCGGCACCTTCATTGATGGCCCGCATGACTGACTGGAGAGAACTAAATGCTGACCCTGCGCCCCTACCAGAGAGAAAGTATCAATAGCACGTACGCCCACTGGTTTGATGGCGGCGGCGATGGCCTGATCGTCATCCCGACCGGCGGTGGCAAGTCCCTGATCATCGCCCAATTCCTGCAGGAACTCCTGCACGACTATCCGCTGATGCGGGTATGCGTGATCACGCACAGCAAGGAACTGATCGAGCAGAACCACGCCGAACTGCTGAACATCTGGCCGGAGGCGCCGGCAGGCATTTTCTCGGCCAGCGTCGGTCGGCGGGACACCACGAACCCGATCATTTTTTGCGGCATCCAGTCGGTTTACGACAAGGTCGAGAAGCTGGGGAAATTCGATTTAACGCTCATAGACGAGGCGCACCTCATTTCGAGGAAGGCATCAAGCATGTACGGCAAATTTTTTGCCGATCTGCGGAATGTCTACCCCGACATGCGCCTGCTTGGGCTGACAGCTACCCCGCACCGCCTCGATAGCGGTCGCCTCGACACTGGCGATGACGCCATGTTTGAGAAAATCGTCTATGAGGCCGACGTCGCAGATCTGATCGAACAGGGGTATCTGTCGCCTCTGGTGTCGAAGGCCACCGAGGCGGAGATCAACACCAAGGGCGTTCACAGGCGCGGTGGCGAGTTTATCGCTGGCGAGCTAGAGCGCGCAGCCATGGCTGACGATCTGGTGAAGCGCGCCGCTGCTGAGATTGTGGCGCGTGGCGCCAACCGGCGAGCGTGGCTTTGCTTTTGCTCCGGGGTCGATCACGCCATTGCCGTGCGGGACGCCCTGCGTGACCTTGGCATCTCCGCCGAGGAGATAGACGGCAATACCCCGAAGAAGGAGCGCGAGCGCCTGATCGCCAATTTTCGCGCTGGTGCCATCAAAGCCCTGACCTCGGTCAATGTGCTGTCCATCGGCTTCAACGTCCCACACGTTGATCTGATCGCCCTACTGAGGCCTACGGAGAGCCCGGGCCTCTACATCCAGCAAGTTGGGCGCGGGTTTCGCAAGGCGCCGGGCAAGAGGGACTGCCTGATCCTCGATTTTGCGGGGAACGTCATGCGGCATGGCCCGGTCGACATGGTGGAGACCAAGGACAAGAAGAAAGCAACGGAGCCCGGGGAGCCCCCCGTCAAAGAATGCCCGGCGTGTCAGGCATACGTCCACATCAGCCTGATGGAGTGTCCGCATTGTGGGCACGCATGGGAGCGCGACATGGAGCCGAAACACGACGACCGGCCCATGAATGTGGACATCCTGTCAAATAGCAAGGCGCGAAAGATGCTCACCCCGGCCATGATCGCCACCGGGTGGGATGTAGTGCGATACGTAACGCCGTCCATTCACTTCAAGATCGGGAAGCCGCCAACACTGAAGCTGACATACACATTGGGCAATAACCGGCGGAAGGTCAGCCAGTGGATCTGCTTCTCTCATCCTATGGGCTCGTTCCCTCGCACCAGCGCCGAGCGCTTCTGGCTGCGGGCAGGCGGCGGCATTCACATCCCCGAAAACAGCCAGCATGCGCTGGACCGCTTCGACGAACTGAAGAAGCCTGCCATCATCAAGGTGGGAGAGGAAAATGGGTTCACGGTCGTTCAGGTTGTTGAATACGAAAAGGCAGAAGTACCGGCATGACGCGCAGCATCATTTTCACCATTCCCGGAATCCCGACGGCATGGGCCCGCACCCGCACCCATGGGAAGATCCATTTCACTCCGGGTAAACAGCGGCAGGCCATGTCGGTCATCCAGACCATCGCCTATGATGCAATGAGCGGCACGGCTCCCTTCGATAGGCCGGTCCGCATGGTAATCCACGCCTACTGGCCCTATCCCAAGACGATGAGCCAGAAGAAGCGCGCAGAGACCCATTACAGGGCCAGCAGGCCCGACTGGGACAACGTCGCGAAGCTGGTGGGGGATAGCCTCAACGGCATCGTCTACGTGGACGACGCGCTTGTCGTGGATGGCCGGGTGCTGAAAATGTATGACGGTGAGAGCGCTGCCCGCACCGTCGTCCAGATCGAGGAGATTTAAGACGCGGGCGTGTCAGGCGTGGCGAGGATCGCGGCAATTTCTGCGTCTCTCGCAGCCTTCAGCGTGGCGTGCAAATCAAAGTAGCCGGTGAGCGTGGCATCGCTGTCGAGCCAAATACGCTCGCCCTCGTAAAGCTCGATCCAACCCTTGGTGCCCAACCACTGTATTACCCGGTAATTAGGATCCGGAGAGGTTAGGGTGGCGGCAAGCATCGGGACACCGTCCACCACAATGTACTTGTCCGGAAAAATGACAGACAGTTCCATGGTTTATGCCTTGATGATGTAGTTGAGCACGATGGTCGGCTGCACGTTGTTGTGGGCCAAGCCGCCACCAGTGGCATCAGAGGTCATGGTCTGACTTCCCCTGTCGCTATCGCCCGCCGAGGGCTGGAACTCGTTCGTTGGGTAGCTCTGATCGTTGGCGCCGTAACGACCTGTCTTGGGGCCGTAGGTGTGTGTATGCGACGGGATCTGACTGGTGACGAG